AACCAGGTCCATAACTATTTTAATATCTGTGTCTCTCAATATAAAGACTCTTCCCTGTGGGGCTTTAATATCATTTTCGATTGTCTTTGCAGTTATCTTAATTGCTGAACCATTGAACGCTTCTACTTTAAAGTTTGTTAATTTAACTTCACCTTTAACGTAATCAACTGTTCCTGCGGTAGGATTAATAATTTGTGGATTAGTAACGTCATCTGTTATTATCATAATGTTTCCGTTACCATCATCTTGTAAGAATACACAAAGTCCATCAATATCAAACGGAGATGATTTAATCGCAGGCTTATAATTCGCAAAACCGTTTGCTGCTTTATAAGCGTATGGTCTAACTAAGACACTCTCAAATCTGAATGTCGGGTTAGTGTTAAAATTAAGTGGCGGTGAATATTCAATAATAGGAACAGCATGAATTTCATTACTTAATATACCTGTATCTAATGCATCAATGATTCCTGATAGTTTAGATGATCTTAAAGTTTTATCAAAAGATTCTAAGTTGTCATCTGAATATTTTTGTATTGCTGATCGTACAAGTAATTCTAAATCAGAAGCAGATTTCTCTGTATTCTTTTTACTGTAATTTACACTTACTTCCATATCAGCATAAACGAATTCAGTTTGTTTAAAGATTGGTTCAATACCTAATGGAGCTCTTTCTTTTAAATAAGCAATATATGAATTAGATAATGTTGAGGATATGATTCTTGTATTGTCATTTAGAAATACTGAAATCGCAACTCGACCAAATTGAGGTGGATCTAATTGTTCACCACCGTAAGCAGAGACCGCTGTAATTTCAGGGAATGCTTGTTGTAATAATATTTCGTAATCTTTTGTTGTGACTGCTCGTTCTTGAACTTGTAATGCCTTAGGAGCAAAGTAACGAATGCTTTCCATTGATTCACGTTCTTGTCCACCTGTTGCCGCAGCAACGACAGTAGCAGAGACGGTTCCGTTTTCACCAATAAATGTTTGACCAAAAGTATCTGCTCCATTTGGTTCTTCTCCTGAACAGATTCTATAACGTACTCTTACATCTTCAAACTCTTGAGGTTGTAAACCAAATTGATTCTTACCAAAGTAAATAGAATACTTTTCATCAAGATAAGGTTCAAGATAGAATACTTTATCTAATGGTTTAACACCATAAATTGTATTGGCTCTTTGGAATACGTTTGCATCGTCAGTTGCTTCTGCATCAACAAATACAACAATTGAATTTGTGTCTACTTCATTGTTTGTAAGGTATACTCTAAGTACACCATCCGCATCAACAATAAATCCTTCTCTTTGGAAACTTGTTAACATTTCTCCTTCAAACATTTCTACATCTTGTACTTCAAATACACCAGGAGCTGTTCTTCTTGCTGTATATGATTGTTCTGTTACAAAGTTATATGATTCACCTTGATAATTAGCAGATAAAGCAAAGTACTGAGGAATTGAGATTGTTGAATCTTGCGTGACTGTATCTTCAATTCTTAAATTAACAATTGCTTTAGAAGATTTACGTGAACGAGGAATATAGTTTAATTCTTTAGCATGAGAAACGATAGAGTTCTTAAGGACGGCAGAGTCAAGAAACATTTCGTTGAGAGCCATGTTCGTATAGAAGTTATTATTGTAACTATTAAAAGCAAGTACATCAAGTAAAGCAGACAGGTTAGAACCTTCAAAGTTGTAGTCCTTGAATTGTGTTTGCGTTTGAAGATATACCTTAAACTGATCTTTGATTCTTTCGAAATCTAATTCAGTAATTGGTGTTTTTGGATTTGCCATCTCTATCTATTCCTTTTTAATATAACATCTAATGAAATTGGTTGTTGCTCGTTACGAACATAAAAAGTAATTTTAACATTAACGATTCCTGCGTCGAGATCTCCCGAAACAAATACGTCAATTAAACTTGCTCTTGGTTCGTAAGTCGTAATTGTAGATGTTACTCTGTCTTTAATTAGTTTGAGCGTTCCTGGTGTTAGATTCTCAAAAAGCATATCACGAATATTGCCACCTAAGTATGGTTGCATTGGTCGTTCACCACGATCGGTTAATATAAGATTTTTAATTGCGTCTTTAACTGCTGTCTCATCTTTTTGTAATGCAATATCTTTTGACACAGGACTAATACGAAGATCCTTATGGAAGTCCGTATAAAGATTTACCTTTTTCTTTTTAGGCGATAAGTACTCTGCTATTGACATTTATAATATTTCTCTTAAATCTAAATGAATGAAATCATCGTATTCTTTAACGTATTTAAATCCTGTAGTAAACGCGTCTTCTAAAAACTTTGGAACGTCAGCCATATCCTTTTTAATATCAACTACCATTCCACTTAAATGGGAATTGTCTTCTGCCCATTTTTGTTCTGTGTTATAAGCTTTACTTACCCAACCATTTGTTATGATAAGTTTACTGCCTGTTAATAACTTTAATCTTTTAAGATATACTTTAACATCAAGATCGACTCTTGTATATCCATATATTCCAACACCTTCTTTTGCATCAAAGTGGTTAATACTTCCACTTGGACCCAAACCTATATCTGAGTCTGCGCCTGCGAATACATTACCACACCTTGGCAGATCTCTATAATCCGCAGCAGTAATAGGGGCGATGTTTTTTGGTGGCTCACCTGTGTTAGTTATTGCATCTCCACCAGCCAAAGTCCATCTACCTTCTAATCTATTTATTACCTCTTTCCTAGTTGTTGGAGAATACCGTATAGCTCCTGCTTTGATTGCCGAAGATTCGTTGATCCTTGAAATCGTTTTAAGCCTGTTTACGATGGTTGTATATCGGTTGGTATAATCGCTCAACGGTTTATTAATGTCCCTTATTAAAGCCTCTACATTCGCTGCAAGTGCACAAACACGAGCAATAAGGAACTGAATCTCTTCGATACCAGGACTCTCGAATAAACTTTTTGCGTAATCAATCAGCCCACCAACTTTATCTGTAATACCTTTCTTATTCTCTTCGGTAAAGAACGCACAGGTCTGTTCTCGTACTGTCATAATACCTTTTACAACTTTAGCATCTACAAATGTTTCAAAGCCTTCTGTAATAGCAGCAGGATCGAAATTATCAACCATATCTTGTACTTCTGCAAAGACTTGGTTAATTACGGCTTTAACCTTTTTCTTAATTTCTTTAATTAGTTTATCAATGATTTCTTGAACAGTAAGATCTTTAATTCCATCGTATCCTCTACTGATCTTATCAGCAATTGCTAAAGCATCTGTAATTAGACCATCTACAACTCCAATTAAATCAAAGAACGCATCAATAGAAGAAAAGATAGAATCAAACCTATCGCAGAATCCACCTAATAAACTTGTACTGAAATCGTTTTTATAATAAGAATCTAAATTCCTTGCCAATCTCTGATAATCATTTTCATTCATTAAACCTTGAGGAGTATAATTATATCTCTGAATAAAGTCAGCAGTTTCAAGTTGAGAAATATTTCCTCGGTCCCATCTTCCTTGAAGGTCAGGGTAACCACCAAGATCTCCTATACTCTGACGAAGCAATCCATTTAAGTAATTATTTGATAAACCTAAATCATCTCCGTATAAACTTGTTGCTTTTGTTAATGGGTTTAATTCTGCATCATTAGCAATACTATCCGCAACTTGTTGAGTTACTGCATCAATTTGAGAAAGAGTATATCTTCCTTTTAGATCTGTAACGTTTACAGGTTTTAACGATAACTTATTTAGTGTAACTTGATCATTAGGATCTATACATACGCCTGCCATTTTACACGCCTCCTATATCAGAGTTAGTTGCAGAATCATCAAGTGGTGCAAGAACGCCTGATGCATGACCCATTGCGAAATAACCTTTAGGAATAATAGAAGTTGACTTCCCAGGAGGTTCAGGCATTTTAGATAATGTCATACCCCATGCTCCAAGATCAATTGGAACAAAGTCGGCAACAATAGCAAGGAATGCAGATGCAGGATTTAATACCTTAGCGAGAAACTCTGGGCTATTACCTGTAGGATACGCCCAACCTGAAGTAATCCCAGGTAACGGTGCAACTACTGGTGCAGATTGTGCAGGAGGTAATAATGCAGGTACACTTGGTATTGATACACTTACAACTGGTGGACGATAAGCTCCGTTATATGCAGCACCTGTTGCCGTCATAAGTGGTGCACCCAAAGTAGTAAAGTCACCAGATGTTGCTGCTACCGTCGTTGCGATAACTGATGGTGAATTCACAACACTGCTTGAAGTAATAATACCGGAGTTAATAGCAGTTGTATTAAACACTCCTGTATGAGAAGTTGATACTGAAGCAATATTCATTAACGGTGTTGTTAAACTCCATCCTGGTGTAGGAACAGAAGTCCCTGTAAGCAGTGTTGGTGGGATTAACCCAGAAGCCGTATTGATTATATTTGATCCAAATAAATGTATGTCTCCAGGAGTAGATAACTTTATAGCCTTGGTTGAGAATACATCGTAGGTGTTAAGGGCAGTATTTTTAATATTCTTGGCAACGAAGTTTAATTGATTAACAGATTCAAACTGTATTTCCTTTTTACCAAATACAGTCATAATACCTGCATTGGCTTCTAACTTAACATCACCACCACGAAGCTGAACTTGTTCACCACCGTTTAGATTCATTTGTCCACCAACACCAAACTCGGCATTGCCATGAACAAGCATTCGATAGTCACCTTCTATTTCTTCGGTCTTATCACCTTTTACATAAACATGCGCATTACCATTAATCGTAACAACACTATGACCTGACGATTCATGTTTCGTTCCGATATTAACTTCATAACGATCTGCTTCAGCTCTTTCAGTAACAGATCCTTTTGCATCTATTTGAATATAAGAACCACTATTGTGATGAATCATAATTCTCTCTGCCCCTGGAGAATCATCAATCTCAATACTATGTCTTCCTGTTTTAATTACTTTATTGAATGGATATTTGGCAGCATATGCTGGTGATGGCTCTGACCATGTTTCATCTGTATTCGCAATCTTTTGATCGTGTACTCTATTTGCTGCCATTGCTAACAAATAAGTTTCTAATAATCTTTCACCTGTTGCTAATTTATCAGGACCGCCACCTGTGTTAAATTGTCGAGGTGCAAAATCACCACCTAATAGATCACCATCCTTTTCTGCTATCACTCCATAACCATCTTTTATGGGATCCATCTCTTCGTTATATTTACCTGGGATTAATCCAAGTATTAATGGATGCTGTGCCATTCTTCCATCGAGGAACATTCCATAAACAAAAGCATTTAAAGGTGGGGGTGGATTGTTTGGATCGTAACTACCTGAAGCACAAATTGCCCAAGGCAAATCTTTTGTAGAAATATCAGAGTGTGTACCATGAATACCAAACGCACGAACTTGTATCTTTCCTTCAAAAGATTTATCTACGTTATTTTCCACAACTCCTATAAAGAAATGTGGTTGTCCTATTCCTGAACCATCTGCTGTGTTCATCTGCCTGTTTCCCAATCAAATTTAATCATTGCCAATTCTGTTTCTAAATTAGTACCGTCTATATTATGTGAAGTTGCATATATTAAATAGTAACCGCTTAATCTTTTATTCTGTTCGCCTTCTAAAGTAGCATTAGGTTCTAATACTGTTAAATCAACTACCTCACCTGGCTTTAAATCTAACCTACCGCGAATCACAGCATTACACATGTTTTCATTTAAATGATAATGATAAGCTCTTCTGTTTTGAATAATCTCAGTCATATGTTGTTCACCGCGAGGTATTTGCCCAGGTTTCTGTTCGAAGCCTGCAGCTGACCAATCTCTATACACAACACTTTGCGGTGCATTAGATTCAGTGAACGTATCTTTAATAAAACTTTCAGTATGTTTTAAACCTACAACACCACCGACTTTACCTTGCATTCCTTTATACTTACTTTTCTTTTTAACATAGTCGTAATGGAAATCTCTTTTCTTTTTTGTTGTGAAATCAATTTCCATCACTGAATTTTTATACGCACCGTTTGTTAAATCTTTTAATGTATTAACATGATTGGAAGTAGTGAACTCAGATAATGTTTCTATAATAACAGGACCTGCTAATGGATTACGATCAACGATAGGAGAATACTTTAATGATTTTCTTTCGGCATTATTTGCTTCTGCTAATAACCATTCATCAGTTACCCAGTTATAACCATCAACTGTTTCAAAGAAACGAAACGTAGATGATTTAGATTTATTCGTAAACGCCTTGGCACAAAGAAATTTCATTGCTTGTATTGGATTATAGTCAGGAATAATAACTCTCATTTCTCCATCAGAGTCTTCTACATTAAACGTTCTATTCTTTCCAAGGTTTTTCTTAAAGTATGTTTTAAATAATTGCTTTGCACAATAAGAAGCGGACTTGGAACGGAAAGCAGTAATAACATTCTTTGTCATTGCTTGCCAAGAAGACCTTGTTACAAAGTGTAATGTATAAGCGTACTGATCGCCTGATTCTTTTTGTATTGAAACATTACTTATTTCTATTATCTGTAAATCTAAATTAAGTTCAGTTTGTAGGTCGTGTGATTTAAGTCTAAGTTTTAAATTTTCTTCTGCTCTAATAGGCAATGTTGTTAATAAACCAACACCATCTAAAACATCAATAGAACCGGTAATTGTTCCGTTGGCCATTGACTGCTGTAAATCAAACCTACCAATAAGACCAGTAATAATTTCAGACTCTCTATCGGCAGTAATAATCTCTGCAGATTCAATCGTACAATATCCTGGGTTAAAAGTCTCTTCCATTATTCGCTTACGCTATCTCGTAATTCTCGAGTTATTTGTCCCAAGTAGACATCGTCGAATAAAAAGATTTCTTTTTTATTGTCATTAAGTTGTGTTTCATATTCGAAGATACGATAAGGAATCCAATCGTCAGGAATGATTCTTTTCACAATAATCTTTTGTCCACGTTCAGTACGCAGAATGACACGGTCCTCTCTACGAAGATAAATTGTTCGGAATGATTCCGGTGCTAAAATAATATCATTTACTGCCATGTGCTATCCCTAAACCTTTTTGATATAATATAATATGTTTTCATCAATACTTTCATTCTTAGTCCAATCAATAACATCTTCACCAATTTTACCAGACTCTGCGGTATATTTATCTACCAAGTAATCATTAAATGTTTGAGCATCCATTGGCCATTCATAATAAGGATCTATGATATTGTTTGCCATATACACTAACCAAATATAATCAACTGAACCGTAATAATCTAAAGCAACATCTTCTGCTCGTTCGCCATCTTTAACGGTATATGAATAATATAAGTATGGGTTATTAGAAACGGCCCTCATAAAAGAAGCACGCCGAGAAATGTCTCTTACCTTTCTTCCTTCATATCTGATTACTGGGAAGTCTTGAAAATACTTATAAGACACTTTATCCTCCTGCGTTATTTGCTGATGGGGTTGGGGTTACTGTATTGTTTGCGGTTGCTTCTACCACCTTCGGTATTTGAACATCTAATGCAGGAAGCCCAGCCATACCATAATCTTCTGCGGTTTGTATCTCGAGTTCCATAAACGTCATTGAAATATTAATACCCATAGGTACACCACCTTGAGCAATTGTTGGTGAACTTCCGTTGTCTGCATAGTTAATATCTATACCTTTACACATACAAGCTTTAAATCTCGGATAGTGCGATTCGTCAACTCCTAAAAGATTAATCATTACAACTGAAGGATACTTTAAATACGCTCTTGCTAATCCACCACTAGTTACATCACGCAATCCTTCAGCGCCTTCTCCTGACGGTGCGAGAGGTTGTACTTGTGGTAATATTTTGCTTTTAACTTTATTTACAATATTTTTAATATCATCAGCTTCTTGTTTGTTGGCTGGATATACTGACCATGAGAAAGAAAAGTTTCTTAAATCAACTCCGCTGAAATGTAAAGTAGTAAGTGGATTTTGTACTGAACCTAAAGCTGCACCAATTGATTTTTCTCCAAGTCCTAATCCACCAAGAACACTTGTTCCTAATGTACCAATTAATCTTTTAAACATTCCACTTGATTCACCATCCATGGCATCGCCGCTCAGGAGTCCTTGAGTTCCACTAGCAATTGCGTTGCCTAGTTTCTTTGCTGCAGCAACAGGGTCGTCTGCCGCGGCCACTGCTTGTCCTGTAAGGAACTCTTCAATGAATCCACGTTCAAAAGAATTGATCTGAACTCCTGTGGAATCTGTTAGTGTATTTGGAAACGGTAATTCTAATGTAAAGGTACCATTTTCTTTAGCTCTTCTTTGTGCCGCGGTTCCCCATTTCGTTCCACCCCCACCTGTTAAGTTACCAACGGGTGGTTTAGAAATAAACTCGGAATAATTATAGTCTTTGAATATAAACTGGATTCCGTGTGGGAACTGTCCACTTGGCCATTGAAGTCGGTCTATACCGCCTCTATCTCCCATTCTAGTTTTAAAGTCAGGTCTTGCCATGAATTTTCCTCAATTCGTTCCGACGAATCGTAATAAATATGTATATAGTTAATTTATTATTTATAACAGTAATCGGAAGTATATCATGGCATATAAGGGTAGATTTAGACCAAAAGATCCCAATAAGTATAAAGGTGACCCTACAAAAATTATTTATAGGTCTTTGTGGGAGTTTAAAGTATTTAAATGGATGGATTCTCACCCAGATGTAATATGGTGGCAATCAGAAGAAGTAATTGTTCCATATAGGTCTCCGATAGACGGTAGGGTACATAGATACTTTCCTGATGTAATAGTACACAAGAGAGATAACTTAGGTAATCCTCAAACTATTATGATTGAAATCAAACCAAGCGCTCAATGTAGACCGCCTGATATAAAGAATAAGAATAAAACAAAGACAGGCAGAGTTTCAAGAAGGTATTTAAATGAAGTTAAAACATGGGGAGTTAACGAAGCAAAATGGAAAGCAGCAAAGAACTTTTGCGCTGACCGAGGATGGCATTTTACAATTATGACAGAACATCATATTCCAGGAGCACGATAAGTGGCAACTTTATTTTCAGATATATTAGCAAAGGGTATACGACAAGGGCAAATGCCTGCTCGTTCTCAGGCTGCACGAGAATGGTATCGTAACCAAGCTACACTTAAAGCAGGTAAAGAAATAACTGCTGAAGCTATATTAAGTACCAAAGATAAAGGAAGAGCAAAAGGAGAGTTACGTGGTGATCAAGTATATGGTTCAATGTACTTTTTTGAATACGATCCTAAACATAAAGCAACATTACCATATTACGACAGGTTCCCACTCATATTTCCCATAAATAAGGTAAAGGGTGGTATACTTGGAATGAATATGCATTACTTGCCACCGAAGATGAGAGCACAGTTAATGGATGCATTATATACAGTAGCTTCAGATAAGTCGTACGATGAGAATACCGTATTAAATATAAACTATAAATTGTTACAGAGTGCTTCAAATTTTCGGTTCTTTAAGCCTACAGTTAAAATGTATTTGGCTAAACAAGTTAGGTCAAAGTTTATAAAGATTGCCGCGTCCGAATGGGACACTGCATTATTTTTACCAGTACAATCATTTCAGAAACAAAGTCAGGGTACTGTGTGGGCGGATTCAAGAAGGATTGCTAGGAGTTAAGAATGGCATTTAATATTAGTAGATTTAAGTCAACGTTTGAAGGTCTTGGTGGCCCGGCCAAGGCGAATCTTTTTGAAGTCATGATGACTAATCCTAAATGGATGAATACCGCAACGGAAGCAGATAAAGGTAAATTTGACGCAAGAACGTTTACGATGTTTTGTAGTGCAATTACTTTTCCTGGTGTTGCTATTAATACAACAAACTACGATTACGTTGGTCAGCTATCAAAAATTATTCCGAGCGCAATTACTACACCTGGTCCAATTACAGCAACATTCATTTGCGATTCAGATCATCATACATTAAGATTCTTTCATTATTGGATTCGGCACGTTTTAAATTATAGTTCTGCAGGTGGTATTCATAGTGAATGGAAAGAAAAGCTTCCACACGAAGTTGGATTTAGAGATGATTATGTTTGTGATTTAGAAATCAAACATTTTTCTACAGACAGTAACCCAAGGTCTTATTACTCTGCGGTATTACAAAAAGCATATCCAATTAATGTGGGTGGAGTTGAAATGGCTTGGGATGGAACAGATACGTTCTTAACAATACAAGTACAATTTGCGTTTGACGATTACGAATACTCTGCAGATAAAGCAGGACATACAGGATCACGTTCAACAAGAGGCGCAGGTTTACTTGATCTTCTTGGAGATGTAGCAGGGTTTGCTGATACTGTAAGAGGAACATTAAAATCAGGCAAACCAAGAAACATTCAAGACGCAGTTAACAAATTACAAAGAATAGGAAATTCGTTAGATAACATAACTGACAATCTTCCAACTAAAGGATAACAAATAGGAAATATATTATGGCATTACCAAAAATTGATTTACCGTTAAACAAAATAACTTTACCCAGCGATGATAGTGAAGTTTTATATAGACCGTTTACAGTAAAAGAAGAAAAGATATTATTAGTAGCAGCGGAATCAAAAGATCCGATGGTAGAAATGGTGGCAATCAAACAAGTAGTAAATAACTGTTTAATTGATAAACCAATTGAAGAAATATCAATGTTAGATTTAGAATACATATTTTTAAAGCTAAGAGCAAGCGCAGTAAATAATACAGCTGCATTTACAATAACAGATCCTGATACTAATGAATCAATACCTCTTGAGATGGATCTCGAAAACATGGAAATATTAAGAGATCCGAATCATAGTAAAGAAGTTAGAATTAATGATGATTTAGTTTTATTTTTAAAGTATCCAAACATTGATGATTTTACAAAGATAATTGATATGGAAGCAACCGATCCGTTAGTTAATTATGTTATTATGGTTTCTTGTTTAGATACATTGGCAACAGAAGATGAAGTACATAACTTTGCTGATTATACTCCAGAAGATATTGCTGATTTTATGGATAACTTGACTGGTGATATAATTAAGAAGATATCCAACTTCTTTGATACAATGCCAAAGCTTAGACAAGAACTTAAATATACAAATAGTAATGAAGATGAAAAAGTATTTGTAATTGAGGGGATGCGTAGTTTTTTTATATAGGCCTTAGCCATATGAGTCTAGGGCATTATTATCAATCTATTTTTGGTTTGGCACAACATCATAAGTGGAGTGTTAGTGATATTGAAGGTCTAATGCCGTATGAAAGAGATTTATATTTTTCAATGTTATTAGAGTTCATGGAAAGACAAAAAGAAGCGCGTGAGAACGCTAAAAGGTAATAAATTAAATGGCAGAAATAAGTAGAGATACACAAGCAATTTTAGATCGTCTCAAACGAGAGGGATCCCTTACGCGTAATGGCGGTGACGGAAAGAACTCTTTAAAGACGGTTAAAATAAACCTCGAGAAATTTGGTGTACTCTTTCAAGGTATACAAAACGAGCTTGCTAATTTAAATAAAACGTTTGGCCAAATGCTAAACGCAAATCCTAATACGTTCACTGGGCCATTACCTCAAGGCGCACAAGCAGTAGCCCAAACAACATTAGAACCAATTCCAGTTCAATTTGATGCAGAACAATTACGAGCATTAGGTCTTGACGAAGAAACGATTGAGTTACAAAAGGAAGCTGCTAAATTAAACATAGCAAATAATTTAGAAGATGAAAAGTTAAGACAAGTAACTGAGGCAAAAAGAAAAGAAGAAGAGGAAGATAAAAAGAAAAAAGAGCGAGCCGCTGAAGCAAAAAATTACCTTAAAGAAAATACTATTACAGGGCAGGTACTTACAAATCCATTAAGCTTCTTTACTAAACTATTAAAAGGTGCTGCAATTGCGTTTGTTGGATTTAACGTCGTTAGAGGTATAGTAGATCAATGGACAGACGGTAAATTTACTAAGTTTATCGAAGAAATAGATTATGAAGCAATCGGAGATGGTATAAAATCATTTTCCAGCTTCCTTGGAGATACTCCATGGGCTACATTTACCAAAGCGCTGATTGCATGGACGGCAATTGATTTTGGTATACCGCTTGCTCTTAATGTAACTGGTGAAGCCATACGAACAAGCATGTTGGCCAAGATGCTAAATAAAGGCGTAATGACTGGAGTTGAGGGTTCTAAAGGATTCTTGTCTACTGTTACTAGCTTAAGAGGAGTAGCCCTCACCGCGGTTGGTATCGGTGTTGCTATGATTGGCAGTAAGATTGCTGATGCTATAAGAGCAGAAGTTTCAGGCATGACACCAGATCAAATTGCCAATGAAAAGTTAACCTTAGACGCAGGCGATGCTGTTGATGTAGGCTCTATGGCCTTGGCCGGTGCGACAATAGGCTTTATGTTTGGTCCTAAAGGCGCGATGGTTGGAGCAATATTAGGATTTGCGTTTGGTGTAGGTAAAAAGGCATATGACTATATTAAGGCCTCTTCAGAAGAAAAGATTAGCTTTGATGAAATGGGCGAAGACTTGGCAAGGACTAATGCAAAAACTGCGCAAATAATGTTACAAGAACATGCAGATGGTACAAGAGAGTTAGATGCTGAACAAATAGAAGCTTTACAAGAACAAGCCAAAGGACCATCTCAAGAATTGTTAAACGCGACCAATAATGAGATTGGAAATCAGCGTGCCAAGTTGAACAAACAGATAGATTTTATTA